GTCAAGTGAGAAAAGCGAGGCCTGTGATTGGCTGTCCACAAAGGTCGCTTGGCAGTAGATGTCAGCCGGCGCAAGAACGCCAAGGTCGATGAGGTTGTGTCCGGGTGTGCAGATGACAACTTGATGATTTGCACCAGCATCGCGCGAGATGCGGCAGTTGATCGTTGCGCACAGGAACAATCGGCGAGGCGCGGTATCTGTATCCGCTGCCAAGCGCGTCCAGTTGCTGGTATCTATCGCTGCGCGTCCGTGAAAGTTGAGTGCCATGTCAGCTTTCCCCCGCGTCAAGAGTCCACCAGTAACAAGTCCCAGCCGAGCCCGTGTCGCTCTTGATGCTGATCGTGCTTGGATCGGTCACGCCGAAATCGTGCGCCCGTCCACTGTCCTGCGGACCAACGACGCCATAGGTGGTGCCGCTGTCAAGAGATACACGCATTCGGAGGGTTGGCTGAACGAAAAGCCTTCGGCTTGTTATGGAAGTCGATGACATCGCAACGAAAGCCCCACTGCTTGCGTTGAAAGCGACTCCTCCTCCGGGCTGAAACTGAAAAGGCATGGTTGATCCTTAGTTGATGATGCGTACAAGGTAGCCAGAGCAGACGTGGACTTGATTGGTCAAGTGATTCATGTGCAAAGAGTAGTGCCAGACGGTTTCGGTGCTTGAGCTAGCTGCAATCGACGTTTCAATGTTGTCAAGGTTGACGCTGATCGCGCCATTGGTTCCACCCTGAACATAGGCTCCGCCTAGGAGATTGAAGGACGGAGACACGGTTGGTGCTGCACCGTTCGGCCAGATTCGGATTTGTCCGGTGGACGTCGATAGGTTGTGGTTGGTGGTCTGAATAGTGATGGTGCCGAGCGTCCCGGTATAAACCTCAGGGGTTCCCGGCGCGGTCTTTGAGTAGACGATGTTCTGTGTTCTCATGGGGGGCACGTCCCGTCAATGGCCTGAGTATTGATGATGACCCAGCGAAGGACTCCGTTGAGCTGTCGCATCGGCGTGATAAGTACGAACGTCCCGTTTGGGATTGCGACCGGTTTGAAGGTGCCGACAAGGTTGGCCGGATTCACGCCGTAGCTGTAGCGGCCAGATACGCCGTTGCTAAGCTCCGAGATGGATATGGCGGTGCCTGTCAGCCCGGTTGTCTTAGCCTGCGCACTCGTTGCGGTAAGTATTGCTTCCTGCCAGCTGTAGTTGAAGCGGGCGTTGGGTGCATCAATGACCGTGCTAGCCGTGATGCGTGCAAGTAGGATCGTTCGACGCTCGAACTGATCAACTCGCCGCGCAGCGCGATCAAGGTCAGTTTGTTGCGACTCAAGAGGTTTGGAGAAGGTTTGCCTCACAGCCACCAACCTCCAAGCGAAAGTGCTTTCAACTCAAGATCACCGCTGAAAATGTTGTTGAAATCCGTAGCCGTTCGAGGCAGGCGTTGCCACTTCACTTCGGATAGCGCCCCGCTGGCTGTCATCCTCGGTCGCCCATCCGAATCAATGGTTGCAACCTGGCTGAAGTGATAGAAACGGTCAAACAGGAACTCAAACGTGATGTTGTAGAACTCGCTGCCCTGTTCCTTCTCGAGGCTCACACCCTCACAGATGAGCGAGTAAGCAGGAAAGCCACCAAACGTGGCGTTGTTGATTGTTCCGCCATAGCTTGTCAGTGACGCCGCTGCGTTGTCCATCGTCACAACGCTTGCGTCTTGCATGGAAACTAGGCGCACGCGCACCTGCCCAACCTGCATGGATTGTGAGCCGTCAGCACCAGTGAGCGACGTGCCGCCGATGTCTGATGACGAGTTGCTTGCCGTCGTTGGCGGGTTCGTTGTCCACGCCGTCCGAAACAGTTGCATCGTTCGCGAAGTTGTCACGTAACTTGTATGCGCTGGCAATGCAGTGATGATCGTTGAGGTACTGTTTGGGTTGACGATGTAGCGTGTAGACCATCGGATGTCCGCACGCACCGCCGTGCTGCCTTCAAGCAAGGCAAGGTTGTAGCCCTTTGCACGGGCAAACTGCGCCCACGAATATCCAGTTCCGCTCACCGCGTACAACTCATCCTGCACCGGAAGGTGACCCTCGGCCACCATCGCTTCGGCTTCGTTCACAAGGTTGATGACCGCGCCATCGGCACGCCGAATGATCCCGGCTTGCGAAATGGTGCTTTCGTTCGCAAGGTTGCCTTGCGAGTAGGTGAGAGATTGGATGTCTGAGATGTATGTGGCTGGCATGGTTCAACTCGTCAACTGCACCAGTTGCTTCAACTGGTTGCTGATGTTTGCAAGGTAGATATCTCCGAGCCTTCCAAGCATTCCGACGTCGCCTTGCGATTGTCGAATCCGCTCCTCCTCGGCAATGCGGCCCTTGAGTTGCAATGCACCAGCCTCATTCGACGTGGCAAGCAGCATTTCGGTTCTGATTTGGTCGGGAGTCTTGCCCCCTGCGAACGCGCCAATCGCGGCTGTTGCAACGCGCAAACCGTCTTGAAAATCGCGTGCCCACTCGAACATTCCCGCAGCCTTTCCAGTTTCAGCGTCAACGCCTGCGGCGGTGAAAACTTGGCCGAGACTTGGAAGGCTCTTGGCTGTGCTTTTTTCGAGCATTGCAAGCCGTTCAAGAATCACCGAGTTTGCAGCGAAGGTCTGCTCACCAGTCTTTCGGAAGTCCTCAAGTGCTTTGGTAGCGCCCTTCGTGGCCTCGTTCATTGTCTCCATCAGTTTCGATGAGATTGCAAACGGTGCAGACAATGCGGCGGCAGCGCCGACGCCACCGAGGCCGAGAGCGCCCGCAGCGCCACCGATGGCACCAAAGCCACCAATGCCAAGCGCCGAGGTGCCGGCTGCCTTCAACGCCTGTGAAGCGCCTGACGGCGCAGCGCTGGTGCGCTCCATGCGCTTGGCGCTTGCCTTGATCTTGCGCTCGGCATCGGACAAGCCCTTGTCAACACCCTCGGTGGTGACAACAACGGGCACGTGAACTTTGGGAAGGCTAGGCACTGCGGAGCTCCTGTCTCAAGGCTTCATCAACGCCGTCCCGCACGAAGTCCACAACGCGCGGTTGCCACTTCTGTGCTGCACGAGTCAGCCACAGACGTCGGTAGATTCTCGTGCCGAGGTTGCCCTTCACACGTTCGCGCCAGTTGCGTTGTTGGCTGAACGGCACAATCCGAGCGCTGTAGTTCGGCTTCCAGTTGCGCACCAGCTTCGGCGCTGGCTTTGGCCCGAATCCACCGCCCTTGAGTTTCACGATGCCTTTTTGCCACGGTCGGTAGCCGCCGTCGTAGAGGTGGCTACGCCACCCAACGCGATCACCGTCTTTCCGCACGCCGACACCGCACCAGATTCGGCCCTTGCGGTACGTCTTGGTCTTGACCGCGAGATCTCGCCTTGTGCGCTTGTGGCCCTTCGGCAAAAACGCCTTTGCGGTGCGTTTCATCGCTTCGCCCCAATCGCGGAGCGACTTGCGCACCACCTTGCGGCGTACCGCCTTCGGCAGGCGCTGTGCCGCTTCGGTGATCTTGCGAAGATCCTGCGGTGACACCGTGAACTGAGCGCGGAAGGCGATTCGCTTTGATGCGGTCGAGCTCACGGCGGATGCCTTCCCAATCGGGGATCTCAAGTTCGACGTTGAGCACGGCAACGCTCAACGTTGAAAGATCGGTGCTCGTCAACTTGAACGCCGCGAGTAGCACCCGCCTCGCGGCCTCACCTAGTCCCGGCCTTCCGCGTAAAGCGGCTCCACCAGTTTGCTCAACGCTGCGATCACGTGAGCGTCAGCGCCGAGCGCCTCGTCGAGGGACGCAAACACGGGCTTGCCGCCCTCGACGAGGTGCCGCGCAACCATCCACGCACCGAGCCTTTCGGGTGTCTTCTGATTGACTTCCAGCGCTTCGATGAGGTCGAGCGCTGAAGGCCTACGGAAGACAACTGGCGCACCGTTGTACGTGCCGTGCCAATCTTTCAAGGTCAGTGCGTCGCGGATGCTCATGCGATGGTCACCGCGCCAGTGATCTGAAGAGTCGCAGTGCAGCGGAGTACTTCATTCACCGCAGCGCTCGACGAGAACGCGGTAACGAAAGCGTTGCCGCTGTAGGTCATGCCAGTTGCAAGCACAAGCGAGAAAGCAGCCGAAGCGCTTCCCGAGCTGCAAGCGGCTTCTAGCGCGGCAACGCCTGCGTCACCTTGATCGTAGAAGGCCTCAATCGAAATGGTGCCGCCTCGGTTCCCGAGGATGTAGGAACGTGCACCAGTTCCGATGTTGGTGATGTCGATAGTGTTCTGATCAAGCGACACCGAAGCGTTTACGAGTCCGGCGATCGCCGAGCCGCTGTACGTGAAGGTGCAGTTTGCTGATGAAAGTCCGGCCATGTGTCACCCCGTGTAAATGATTTGCCAGCGTGCGGAAAGTTCGGCGGGTTCGCGCTCGTCGCCCTCGCCGACAATCGGCGCGTCAATCGTGCGCCCGTTCAAAATCGCGGCGGTGATCGGTATCCCGTAATACGTGCCGGGAATGACCACAGGAACGAGGTAGTCAAACAGCAAGAGCGAATCATCGACCGTTTCAGCGATGCAGCGAATCTCAAGATCGGCGCTCCACTGGCCTTGGATGTCGGCGCGTTCGACGTTCTGGACTTCGTAGGTGTAGGCAGGCAGCACACCGCCCTGGACACGAGCGCCGAGCGACACCGCGAAGTTTGGAACGTTGCCGAACGGATCGTTCATCAGCATGTAGCGGATGCTGGATTCAATGCTCGCCATTACACCACCTCCTCGCATTCGATGACCGCAACCATGTCGGCTTCGTCGAGGTTCTGGATTCCAAGGATGCGAAACGTGCGCCCGCGCACTTGGATACGGTCTTTCTCAGTGAGCGCAAGCGCTTGTGCGCTGTTCCAACGGCAGCGAATCTCGGCACGACGCACAACGGCAACGCCGTCCGCGTAGGCCTGCTCGGTGGCTGACTCGGTGCGAAGGTCAACCCAAAGCGGCGCTGCGCCCGGCCTCGTCGCCGTCACCGAATCGAACGTCGCCGACGTGACACCAAACGAATCCACGCCAGCTGCGCGGAGCACGTTTGCAGCGAAGCGAAGGCGACCGCTGCCAATCACCGAAGCGGCCCTCGCGTTGAGTAGGCGCTGAGGATGTACTTGAGGCTCAGCGGCACCTCAGAGAGCGCAACCGGATTGGTTGCGTCAGGGTTGGCGTACCACGCGCCGACCAGCGCCACGATTGCTTGCTGCAAGGCGTGCGGCACTTGCGTGTACCCCGCAACGTAGGTGACGGTAGGAAACGTGCCGTCCTTGACCGCAGGCGCTTCAAGGAACTCGACGGCAAGCAGTTCGTCGGTCTCATCGACGTACCAATCCGCCGCCGGCATCGTGACGAGGTTGTTGCCTGTGTCGTATC